TTTTGTGACCGCCCAATCCGACATCCTGACGCACGTCGACGAGTGTTTGGCTGGCCGCGCGAATCACTGGATACGGCGCGCAGCGGCGCGGTTCCGCGCGGATCTCGAACGCTCCGACGTCGTCATGGATTGGGAGGAAGTGGAACGGATGGTCGAGTTCGTCGAGGGGCTGCGGCTCGTCGGCAGTCACGCCGGCCAGGCGTGGACGCTGCTTCCGTGGCAGCGTTGGGTATTGGCATCCGCGATCGGCTGGCGATGGACCGAGACCGGCCTACCTCGAACGAAGATGTTGCTTCTTCAGGTGGCGCGGAAAAACGGGAAGTCGACGCTTATGTCGGGCCTCTGTCTGTGGGATCTGATCGGGTCCGGCAAAGCCGGCCGAAAGGTCCATGTCATCGCGAACAAGCGCGAACAAGCGCGGATCGTGCTTGAGACCGCGATGGAAATGGCTCGGCCGCTGTTGCCGGCGAAAACCGCAGACGGCCGGAAGTCTGTTCAGTTGCACCAGATCGTCACCGACGCCGGGTTTATGAATGCGCAAACGGCCGCGGATAAGAGTCTCGACGGCCTCGAACCGTCGCTCTGGGTGGGCGACGAGGTCAGCGAATGGCGCGGTCGCTTTATTACTAAATTGGAAACAGCGACCATCGGGCGACCGGATCCGCTTGGTTGCTTGATTACGACGCCAGGCAACAACCCCGATTTGATCTATCCGGAACTCGTCTCCAGATGCGAACAGGTCTTGGAAGGGGAACTCGAACTCGATCACTACCAAGCGTTCATTTACGGCGTCGACGACGAGGACGACGCCGGCGATGAATCGGTGTGGTTCAAGGCGAATCCGTCTTTGGGCGCGACGCTCAGAATCGAGGCCCTCCGCGAGCAATGGAAAACCATGTCGCTCACGGAAATCGGCCGAACCGAGTTTATCCGGTTCCACCTGGCCCGAGCCGTCGACGTTGCCGGCGCCTGGCTCGATATGAGGCACTGGGACGCGATCACCGAACCGGCCGAGGTGCCGGACGGGGCCGAGGTCTGGGTAGGGGTCGACCTCTCCAAGTCGTTCGATATGTCCGCCGTTGTCCTGGCCCGGCCGACCGCCGCCGGCGTCATTCACCTCGCGGGCCGGTACTGGTATCCCCAGGAACACGCGACCGAACGCGAGATTTCCTACCAAATGCCTTTCCGCAAGTGGGCCGCCGAAGGCCGCTTGGAACTCTCCCCAGGTCGAGAAATCGACTGGGATTCGATCATGGATTGGATCTGCGGCCTCGGCCAACGCTACCGCGTTCGGAAGGTCGCCGTAGATCCGTGGAACTCGGCTTATTTCAATCGGACCCTAGAGGCTCGCGGCCTTCCTGTTGTCGAGCATTCGCAGGGGATCGGGATGATGGGACCGGCCTCGCAGGCGTGGGGCAACGCCTGGATAGGCCGGCGGCTACGGCACTCGAACGACCCGATTTTGCGTTCCGCGTGCGCGAACGCCTTCGCCAAGGTCGACGACGCGGGGAACTTCAGGCCGTCGAAGCGGCATTCCCGCGGGCTGATCGACCCTCTCGTCGCCGCGATCATGGCGGTACATGCGTACGGCGAAGACCAAAGCACCGTCGCGAGCATGTACGAACAGGGCATCGGCGTAGGTTGACGCGCCGGCGCTCGTTTCTCTATATGTAGTGGTGCCTCGGTCGCTGTGGTACAATATGGGCGACGCGGCCGTAGATACGGACCCCCTTGGGTCGATGGCGTGACCTGGCGACGCGGGCCTTTGGCCTCAAGACCGTCACCGAAAGCAACCTCTGGCTAATGGGCGAGCCGGCGAGTTCCGGCGAGCGCGTTAGCGAGGACGGTTCGCTTGGGATTGTGCCGGTCTATCGCGCCATCACGATGATTTCGAACGACATCGGGCGGATGCCGGTTGCGGCAGCCGTACGCGATTCCGACGGCGATCTGTTGGAAGTCGAATCGACCGCCGCCGACCTCGTCGGCAAGGATCCGAACCGCTACATGGGCGGTTTCGAGTTCCGTCGAACGCTCACATCGCAGGCGCTCCGGTACGGAAACGCATTCGCGTACATCGTCCGAAACGGCCGCGGCGAGGTGCTGGAACTTATCCCGCTCCTCCCTGGCGACGTCTCGATGCACGTTAGCGAGGCTCTCGGCGTTCACTACACCCACAACACGCTCGGCCAGGTCGAACCGGAGGATGTGATCCACCTCCGCGCGCCTGGGCTTGATGGGATGTGGGGGGAATCGCCGATCAAGCGAGCGCGCGAGGCGCTCGGAACGATCAAGGCGATGGAAAAGTCGGGAGGCCGCCTGTATGCCCAGGCCGGCGTTCCGAAACTGGCCCTAGTGCATCCCGGCGCGCTCAGCCCGGCGGCGATCCAGTCAATTTCGGATTCCTACCAAACCAAGCACGCCGGCGCAGACAACGCCGGTCGGCCGCTTGTGTTGGGTGAGGGAATGCGGGTCGAACGCCTGAATATGAGTCTGGAAGACCAGATGTTTATTCAGGCTCGCGACTTCAGCGTGCAGGAGGTTTCCCGCCTCTTTGGCGTTCCTGTCGTTTATCTCTCCGAGCATTCCCGCGCGACGTTTGCGTCGATCGTTGAATTGACGCGGACCTATTGGGATGGGTGCCTCGCGCATTGGACCGCGGTTTGGACTGAAGAGATCCGGCGGAAATTGCTGGCGCCCGGCCAGACGTTGGCCTGGGACACCAAGGATCTTCTGAAAGGCTCGTTCAGCGATCAGGTGGCTTCCCTCCGATCCGCTGTCGAAGCGGGGCTCTTCACTCGAAACGAAGCCCGCCAGCGTCTCGGTATGCCGACGCTTCCCGGCCTGGACGAGCCGCTTACGCCCGTAAACACGACGCCGGCGGCGCCGGATCAGGGGGCAGACGATGCCGACGCTTGAAATCCGCCGCGGTCTCCGCGTCGATGCGGAAGGTCGCACGCTCTCCGGATACGCGAGCGTCTTCGATCGGCCGAGTCTGCCGCTTACCGATGGCCGCGGCCGTCGGTTTACCGAGTTCGTCGAACGTGGCGCGTTCGCGGAAAGCATCCGCGCCGGCGGTGCCTGGGCGCTCTGGAATCACGACGCCGGCGAGGTGTTGGCACGGCACCCGGACACGCTGAGTCTGCGCGAAGACGACATCGGTTTGCGGTTCAGTTTTGAACTTCCAGACACGCAGCGCGGAAACGACATCCGCGAACTTATGTCGCGCGGCGTGCTGTCGGGCGAGATGTCGTTCGGTTTCCGCGTCATCGAGGACAAGTGGACCGAGCGCGCGAACGGCCTGGTTCGCAATCTGCGGAAGGTCGACCTCGCGGAAATCAGCGTCACGCCGGAAGCGGCGTACCCACAAACCAATTCGGCGATCCGCAACCGTCGCGGCGTCGCTTTTCTCCGTCGCCGGCTTCGGCTGGCATCAAGGGCCAAAGTATGACCCCGACCAAGAACCTTCTCGAAGAGCGAGGTAGGCTCGTTCGAGAGGCGGAAGCACTGCTCAACGTGACCGAGACCGAGTCGCGCGACCTTTCCGCCGAGGAAGAACAGAAGTTCGACCGCCTGATGGGCGACGCGGACAAGATCGACGCCCAGATTCGAGCCTCGCAGCGCCGCGAACGTGTCGCGGCCGCGGCCGCGGACCTGGAGAAGCCTGTCCAGCGTCTCGCGATGGCGTACGCCAAGGCCGCCGACGGCGTAGACATCCGCGGAACGGAGGAGTACCAGAAGGCCTTCCGGCATTACCTCAAGAGCGGCGACGGTTCCGAAATGCGAGCGATGTCGATCGCGACCGATGCCAACGGCGGCTACACCGTTCCGGAAACCGTCGAAAACCGCGTCGTCGAGAAGTTGCGACAGTCAAGCGTCATCCGCGGCATTGCCCGCGTGACCCAGACGCCCGACGACCGCAAGATTCCGATTCAAAACGCGATCCCAACCGCCGCCATCATCGGCGAAGGCGCCACGATTACGGCAAGCGACGCGACGTTTACGCAACTCTCGATCGGTGCGTGGAAGTACGGCGTTCGGGTCGTCGCCTCGCGCGAACTCCTGGCGGACTCTGGGATCAACCTGGAGGAATACGTCATTCGGACCGGATCCGAGGCAATCGCCCGAGCGCAAGACGCGCATTTTTGGGACGGCACCGGTTCGAGCCAGCCTCGCGGCGTCATCAACGGCGCCGGTAGCGCAATCACGGCGGTTACGCTCCCTAGCGGCAACGCGACCGCAATCGCCAGCACGAACGCCGCCATCGACAAGATCGTCGAGTGGGTCTACACGCTGCCGGTGCAATACCGGATGGGCGCGGCCATTGTCACCTCCGACGAGGTGCTGATGAACCTTCGCAAGTTGAAGGACGGAAACGGAAATTACATCTGGGTTCCGAACCCGATCGAGCAGATGATGGCCAGCGGCTCGCCTGGGACGATCCTTGGAAAGCCGTACTACATTTCCGAGTACGTCGACGCAATGGCCGGAAGTAAGCATGTCGCCGTCTACGGAAACTTCAATTATTACGAAATCTATGATCGTGGACCGACCGAGATCGTGGTGGATCCGTACACGCTTTCGGATAAGTGGCAGATCCAAATGATGGTCGTCCGACGCACCGACGCAACGCGAACTCTCGACGAAGCGTTCGTCACGCTGAAGACGTCCGCGTCCTAAGTCAGCCTCCAACGCCACCTCGCCGGTAGCACGGCCGCGCCGGCGGGGTGGATTTCTTCCATGCCGATCGTCCCTCTTCATCTTCTCAAGTCGATTCTCCGCGTTGACTTCGCGGAGGACGACGCCGTGTTGGCCCTGTATGTTGACGCCGCGGAAGAGTTCATCGAGAGGCATACGCGGCGATCGCTGTCGACGAAAACAAAAGTCAAGCACCTACGCGAGTTCCCGACGACCGAAGTGACCTTGCCATATCCGCCGTTCCAGTCGATTACCGCGGTGACGTATCGCGACGTCGACGGCGTTATCCAGTCGTTGCCGGCGGCGTATTACACGCTAGAGGAAAGCGGCGCGCTACATCGCGTGCGGTTCATCGGCGATCTTCCAGACCTCGACCCTGACGCGCCGAAGGTCTCGATTACCTGGACCGCCGGATACACGGCCGGAAACATCCCGGCCGATCTTCAATTGGCCGTCGCTCGCCTTGCCGGTTCGTACTACATGAATCCGGAGGCGTCCTCGATGCTTTCGCTTTCGGAAGTTCCGTACGGAATCCGAACCGTGATCGAGAATCGGTCCGTTCCGACTCTCGACGGGGAGGGGCCAGATTGAGCATCGTCAGCGCCGGCCAACTTCGCCACCGCGTCCAGGTGCTGACCGCTAGCACCTCCGTTGACGGGTACGGCCAGCGTTCGCAGACGATGACCGACGGCCCGACCGTGTACGCGGAAGTCAGAGCCACCGGCGCGTCCGAAATGACGCACGGCGGCGGCGCGGCAATGCGTACGACCTACCAGGTCCGGATGCGGTGGCAAACCGGCGTCTCCGCCGGCGTTTCCGCAACCAGCGTCCTGGAGTACCGCGGCGAGCGGATGGAGGTTACCGGCTTCGTACGGGAGCGAGAGGAGGAAGACGTCATGTTGATCGACGCGGTGGCGGTGCTATGACGGCCGAGGGCGCCATCTTCGACTTGCTTACCGCAAACGCAGGCGTCGACGCAATCGCCGGCGATCGCATCTCCCCGCACAACCGGCTACAGGGGAGCGAACTTCCGGCCGTGGTGTACGCCGTGGAATCGTTCGAACCGGTTCGCGTGCTGGCCGGTACGGCAGACCTCACAATGGCGACCGTCTCAATCGCTGCCATTGCCGAAACCTACGCGCAGGCGAAGACGCTCGCCGCTTCGACGATTGCCGCGCTCAACGGCGTGTCCGGCGTCTATGACGGTACGAACATTTATAGTCTGGTCTATTCCGGTCAGACCGCCGCCGACGCCGGCATTGGCGAAGGCGAAGAGGATCTACCGTTC